TGCAAGTGGGTTAACAAGTGCAATTGAAGGATTAATTGCTGGAACAAAATCATTAGGAGAATCTTTAGCTGGGATAGCAAAATCAATTGCAAGCATGTATTTGAAAAGTGCAATTACAAATATGCTTCCTGGTTTGCCAACAAGTGCAGAAGGTAGATATGCCTCTAGTCCTATGGTTACTTCTCTCGTTGAGAAGGGTGAGCCAGAATATGTAATTCCTGCTGGTCGTATGGAAGAAGCTACTTCTAGATACAATTCAGGAATGCGAGGTGATGCAGTTATTCCAAGAGGTGGAGGATCATCTAATCATTCAGGTGGATCTGGTGGAGCAACAACTGTTAATTATTCTGGCCCTGTTCTAAATTTCAATTCAGAAGAGTTTGTTCCTAAATCAGCAATAGGAGAGATTATTAATAGTGCAGCATCTAGAGGAGCTAAAGCTGGAGAGGCTAGAACAATTTCTAGTTTAAAAAACTCACGTAGTAGAAGATCTACTTTAGGATTATGACTTTTGTTGCTTTAACTAATTTTATAACCATTACCAATCCAAATGGTTCTGTTCAGGAAATTCCTGATGAGTTTCAAAATGGTAAACAACCTTCAATAGGTAGTTATCAATATTTGAGTTTTATTTATAACGGTGCGACAAGAAATAGATCAGGTGACAATATGACCTCTTCTTTGATATTGGCTAATAGTGAATTGAGCATGAGTTATGCCCAACAGATTGTTTTAAATAAATATCATGTCAAGGTTGAAACTTGGGTTATGACTAGCGATTTTCAAAAGAGCAAAAGATTAACAGAAGAGACTTGGCTGGCTGCCTCTATGTCATATGACCCTGAGACAATAGAGTTAATTTTAAGTTCAGCAATAGATGCTGTGGGAGCGCAATGCCCCACAAAAGTCCTAACTAAGGATCTCTGTGGCTCTTTGCCTGTAACTGGATCATTACAAAATAGGTGAAGCCTCATCACTTAATTGGGCTTCCTTATCGTTTAGGAGCTGATCCAGAAAAACATGGAGCTGGAGACTGTTTAAGTTTATGTCGTGTTGTTTTAGCTAATTATGGTTTTAGTGTCCCTCATGGGAAGCGTGATTGGTATAGAAGACTAAGAAAAAAAGATTATTCAGTATTTGAAGATGAACTAAAACTGTGGGGTGTTGATTCATCCCCTAAACTAGGAACAATTGGATTATGCCTAAGCAATGGGAATTGTTTGGGTATGGCAGCTTTTTATGAGGATGGATGGATTCATTACCAGAAAACATTAGGAGGCCAAGTGGTGATGTGGTGTCCCATAAACGCCCTCATGGTCAAAGGGTGTTACTACCAGCGGAAATAGAATTTTGTGAGGTTGTAGGTTGCAGCAAAGAACAATATTTTTATTTTTTAGATCAACAAGCTTTATACAACGGAAAAAGAAAAGAAGGCTATGAATTAATTCCTGATATTAGAAATGATGTTGTTACAGCTTGGGTTGCAAAAAATATAGTTTCAATTGGTATTGCAATTGTTTCTGCAACTGTTTCTTATTTATTAACGCCTAAGCCAAGAGAAGTTAAGCAGGGAGAAAGCAGGAGAACAGCAGATGCAATTGGGAATGCAAAATTTGCTCCACAATCTACTTTTGACAGTATTCAATCTCTTGCAAATGTAGGAGATATTATTCCACTTATATTTGCTAATTCACAGGAAAAAGGTGGTTTTGGAGGTGTTCGTGTTAATAGTCAATTGTTATGGAGTCAGTTTGTAAGTCTTGGAAAATATCAACAATTAAAAGTTTTAAATTTATTTTCTTTAGGTGCAATTGATGGAGAACCTGATTATCAAGGTTATGCAATTGGAGATACTCTTTTAAATGCTTACAACGCTTACAAGGTTGGTCTTTATTTTAGAAATGGTAGTGAATCAGGAGACAACAGAATAACAAGGGGTGATCTTAATACTTCTTCTAAACTTGCATTTGATAATGGGAATGATCCTTTTGAAATAGGAATACCAGATAATCAAGGCGGTGGATCAATTCCTACGATTACAAGTAAAGCTTTTAGTGGAGCAAGAAACCCAACGACTCAGACAAGGTTTGGAGCCTATTCACCATTCCCAAACGCCCAAGTTTGTAGGTTGCCTTATGAATTACAAAGGGACGCTAGAGGAGCAACTAAGGAGGCTGGATGGGATACACATAGAAAGAGAAAAAAGGTTGAGTTTGCTAAATGGCCTACAAGATGCGGTTTTTTGGAAATATTTGGAGAGGCAGTTACTTTTTATATTGGTGAAACAAAAATAATAAGGGATTTAACTGAAGATGAAATAAATGAAATTAGAAATGCAGAAATGGAAGCTCCTATAGGAACAGAGCTTAGTTATCAAATAGTAGGAACAGCCTCAGGTCAACAGGCAGGGCTTCAAAGGGTTTATAACCATGAAGATAAAAATGCTGATGCTTTTAATTATCGACCTCATGGTGTTGATGACGTTGATAGCATGACAACAGCAATTAGAGAAAATACTGATAATTTATTTGCTGTTGGTGAGCAATATTTAATAGGAACAGCCATTGCAAAATGTATAAGAATCCCTAACCCTGATCCTTGGACAATAGACAAAACAAAAGCTTATTTTTTCGAGATTACAGAAGCTGGTGAATTAGATATTCCAGTTAATAATGAAAGCTTGTGGACGCATTGCCAAAATCCTCAATGGTATGACCCCCCAGGATCAGGATCAGATAAAAATGAATCTTTTAGTTTAAGTGATACAACTCCTATTTTTTATCAGCAATATATAAGCGGAACTACACAAGGATATGGAAGAGGAACAAATGATTTATTTCATGGTTGGGATATTTATACAGGTCAAAGAGTTGCAATAGCAACTGTATCTAATAATAGAAAAGTAGATGTAACTGAGATTGGTTTAAAAAGTAGAGTTTATAAACATATTAGATTTGCAAATATTGATAGTCAGCCAGATGAGGATGCATTAGAACGAGCTTTTAATGATAGATCACAGATTACTTTAGGTCAGATTGATCGCTATATAACACGGATTGAGTTTTTTATGCTTCAAGTAAGAGAGTTAGGATCTGATACTTGGTATGATTTAAAAAATGGTTTAAGTAATCACACTGGCTTATTTGCGATTAAAGGAAACACACCAGAATTTCAATATAATTATATAAGTATTCATCACCCAAATAATACAAAACAATATGAATATAGATTTAAACCCTATCCTGGTAATTTTATTACTAGGGGAAACAATTGGAATAAGAGAGTTAATCTTTTAAGTACAGCATCTGGAGGAAATCAAACAGTTAATCACTTTAAGTCAATAAATCAATATGGTGGTTTTAATATTACTTTTTCAGGAGATGAGGCATATTATTTGAATAAAGATACTGAGGTTTTAAGTAATCCAGAATGGCAAATAGGAGCAACTGAACAAACAATAACTGGAGTAGTAAAAAAAGCAGTTAATGATGGAAGATCAAACTGGCAAAATAATGAACAATTTAATGGTGTCCCAACTTTTCAAGAATGGGTAACAACAACTGAGGATATAGATACAATTCATCGGACAATTAGATATAGGGATTCAACAACAACAACAGGATTTCCAGTTGGAAAATATTTGTGGGAGATGTATTGGGATGGTAATGGAGGTCAAAGTGCAAAAGAAAATGGTGGCTTTGATCCAGGCCCAGGTGTTGGTGGATGGAGAGATGTCATCTTTAAATTGCCGAATGATCCTAAAAGGTATGTTCCCAGTCAGAACTCATCTGGAGGCCATCCAGACAATAAATATTGGCACTTCTATATTGATATTCAACAGCTAAGAACTATTACACCATCGCCTCATTATTCAGGGCTTGTTCCTGTTATTGGAGGAAGTGGAACAGTTAACAGTTTGAGAGTTAATTTAACTGTTTATAAACAGGCTTATACAGATTCAAATAATGTTACTCAATATTATTATTATGCTTTATGGAATATTGATAGTAATTATCAAGGACTAGGGTTTAAAAATGGAGAAACAGCACACTTACCAAGTGAAGCAGATATAACTGGTGTTGGTCTTCCTGATCGTATACAAATACAGTTAGAAGTAGGATCAAGACGAATAGAGATTGATGAAAAAAATCTAAATCCTTATGATGTTGTTGCTGATTGGAATGTGTATGAAGGTGATGAAAATAGTAATAGAAATGAACCAAGTCATGAAATTGTTTATGTAAATGAGATTCTTAAACCTGTTGGGAATAGGGATGGTGCAGCGGCTCAATATAGTGATTTAGCTTTTGTTGGCTTAAGAATTAATAGTTCAAAGGAATGGACAAACTTTAGTCAGTTTTCTGCATACTTTAAAAAAGGAATCAAGATTGAAAGATTAATTACAAGTGGAAAAGGTGCATCTAATTTATTTCCTGAAATTGCTTATGCATTATTAACTGATCCAGATTTTGGAGCTGGAAAGCTCGTTGGTGTTGATAGTGTTGATAGACCAGCAATGGAAGATGCAGCAGATTTCTGTAAGAAGAATAATTTCTTTTGGGATGGTGTTATTTCAAGCAAAATAAATCTAAGAGAATTTTTATTTGAACATGCTGGATATTGCTTATTAGATTTCACAATTATTGGAGGAAAGTTTAGCCTTAAACCTTCTGTTCCTGTTAATAATCAAAATTATATAGATAAGAATGTTCCTCCAAAAGTTGTTGGATTATTTACGGATGGCAATATCAAAGATTTACAGGTTTCATTCTTAGACCCTACCGAAAGACAATTGTTCAGGGCAGCAGTTTTATACCGCAGTGAAACCGAGAATGGCTTTCCAGAAACAAAATCAATTCTTGTTTCTTCTACTAGCGGTTCAAATGATGATGCTATTGAGCAATTTGATTTATCAGGTTTTTGCAGCTCATACCAACAAGCAAAAAGCTTTGCTTGCTATGCAATTAATACAAGGTTATTAGTTGATCATGGGGTGAGCTTCACAACGGCACCTCAGTATATGGAAAATATTACCCCAGGTTCATATTTCAAATTAGTTAGTGAGGTGACTCATACTTCTAGGTTTAGAAATGGTGCTATCTCTGCTAATGGTGAGATTGTGAGTATGGATGGATTAAAAGATTCTGTTGGGTATCCCAATAATATTTCTATCTACTTCTGGAAGCCAGGAACAGTTGGAGTTGATGAGGCAACCTTAGATACAACAAATGTTTCTGAAAGCCTTTATGGATCAGTATTTTCAGTAAAAAATACGACTACAGAAAAGAAAATTTATAAATGTGAAACCATTTCTTATGGGGAAGAGGGTTTAATAGAGGTATCTGGTAGCTATGCTCCAATTGATGGAAATGGTAATTTAGCTGTTATGCAAAATTGGGATGTAGGTTTTGATGTGGTGGGAGACTAATGGCTAATTCTGTTCCTTTCCCTCCATCTGTAAAAGTTTCAACAAGAAGCTATAACCCAGGGACTTTTCCAAGCACTGAGTTTCAAAGTTTAGATGGCACTAAAACCCATATTCGATATGGAGCTAATAGGGTAAATGCCAGCCTTCAATTAGGTTTTGTTAATATCTCTGATGCTGATGCCTCTTTGATTTTAGATAATTATGTGAGCGTTAATTCTGATTGGGATTATGTCTCATTTGATAATTCAAAAGTAACAGAAGGAATTAGCTCTTCTGATTTAAAAATTTTTTTAAATGAATCTGGATCTTCTCTTAGGTGGAGGTATTCAGGCCCACCAACTATTACAAGTGTGTTCCCTGGAATTAGTAATGTAAATTGTTCTTTTGTTGCTTGTTTAGATTCTTAGTCTTTTGATTCTGCCTAAGGAATGATATTCATATAGAATAAGATCAACTTTTTGACTAGGGGAAGTGGCTAATTTTTACGCTGGCAAAGATGGGGAACTTTTTAATTACTTCACTATTAGGTAATTCTCTGTTA